ATGAATTATTGGCATCCAATGGAGGAATCACAAAGCTGGCGCCAAACGAAGTAACCAATGAAAAGTTGGAAAATAGGAGTAAGGAATTGAATAAATGAACCTCAAGCAAGCCCAGAGGAAAAACAAGCTCGCTCAGTTCATCAAGGAGCGAGAGAAAGAAGCGCCCGCCAATCGGAAACGCTTCAATCGCCTGCTGAAATCTATGGCTTCGAAAACCGCGAAAGCAAAGCGGGAAACATCTGCTTCGGGTTCGAACGACGGTTGAAACGGAACTCAAACTCCTTCGCATACTTTCCAAGATGCTTCTTAGAAACATGAACATGAGTGCTGGTGATGCCACCTTTGAGTTGCTTCCAAAAGTTCTCGATCCCATTCACATGGCAGTCGCCATCAACATACTCTCCCGCGCCGTGATTGACCGTTTGATGATGATAGCCTTTGCGGGAGAGTGGACGATAAGAAGTCAGTTCGTCAGTGTGAACCGTCGATCCCTGCTCAACATTAGCCTCAATGAGTGGCATAAGCGTCTTGGACTTCACATCGTCAACCACCTTAGTCATTACATCGCCGTCGCGTTCCATCATTCCAAATACAATCGTTTTACCTTCCGCTCCACGTCCACGCTTCCCCCCTTCATGACGACCGCCAACAAGCGTCTCATCAATTTCAACATCGCCACTCAAAGCCGATTCGCCGTCAACTTCCGCCATGTGCTTTCGAATCTCATGCCCCATGCGCCACGCGGTCTTATAGGTGATTCCAATCTGGCGTTGCAGTTCCTTCGCGGAAACGCCGTGACGAGCAGTGGTGAACAAATAGATTGCATAGAACCACGACAGGAGAGATGTGCGGCTGCTCTCAAATGGAGTTCCGACCGTTGGGTGAAGATGATGGCCGCACCACTGGCACGCATAAGCACGCTCAGCTTCGAAGCGATACCAGTTAGCTTTCTTGTCGCACTTCGGGCATTTGTGTCCTTGGCCAAAGCGAATATCGAAAAGGTGATTCAGGCACGTCTCATCATCCGGAAATTGGGTGAAGAACTCCTTGAAGGTCACGCTGGCTTTCTTCGTTGTCATGGGATGAATCTGCCATGAATGCCACCTTATGTCAATGGGATAATTCCGTTACCAAATATGACCACACCCCAACACTCACCCGACTGGCTTGCTGGCTTTGAAAGCGCGTTGTTATGCACGCGGGCAATGACGCGATTCAGGCTGGACGAACTCAAGGCGAGTAAACCAGTTCATGCGGGCTTATCAGAACTAGAGGCGCAACTCGCGAAGCAACTTGCGATCGTCGCCGCAACGAAGCTCTTGGAATATTTAGAGCAAAGTCACTGGCTCGCGTTTTACGATCAAGTCATAAGCGAGACCGAGAAATGAATCCGTTCCACCGTTTGCTTAGCCAGATCATCTCCGATGCCGCGCGCCGGCCATCGAGCGAGCCGGCGGACAAATGGGTTGAGCGCAACATCGTTCTCGGTGGCGACTCCGATTTACAAGGTCGCGTCTCATTCGACCTGATCCCGATGGCGCGCTTTCTCCTTCGGAAATGTCAGGACCCCCGCGTGCGCTCGATCACGGCGATGATCTCGACGCAATCGGCGAAGACGAAGACGATCGAGTTTTTCCTGATGTGGAAGATCAAGAACTCACCGGCACCGACGGGCTGGTATATGGATACGCAAGAGTCGGCGAAACTATTCGCCCAGACGCGGGTGATCCAGGATCTCGAAAGCGCGGAGTTGATCGCTCCCTTATTGCCGAAGGATCGCAACAAGAAAAAGTGGAGCTTGATCCAAATGTCCGTGATGGACTTCTACGTGCTCGGCGCGAACACGAAACGTAACCGGGAACGAATCAGCCTCGAAACGGTTATCTGCGACGAGCGGCGCAACTTCCCGCGCGGCGCGATGCAATCAATTCGGAACCGCTACAAGACCTTCCGGAATCATAAGGAGATCAGTATCTCATCGGCCGGCGACGAGTTCGATGATCTTCACGCCGGCTACCTCCAGGGGACGCAGCATCTTTTTTACTGGCGCTGCCTCGATTGCGATCATCCGCAGCCGTTCCGATTCGGCCGTGACGAGACGACCTTGTTCCCAACGAAACGCGAGCGCGGCGGGATTATCTGGGATGATAACGAGCGAACGCATCCCGGTGAGCACGTCTGGAATACCGACGAACTCCGCAAGACGGTCCGCTATCAATGCGAGGTTTGCGGCCGGCTTTACGGCAATCACGAGAAACAATTGTTGCTCGCGACGATGACCGAGGAAAATAATTTTGGCGCCGTCCAGATGAATCCGATGGCTTCACCGGAACACGTCTCACTTCACTGGAACGAACTCTACATGCCTTGGGCGGAATGTTCCTGGGAACGAACGGCCGAGAAGTTTATCAAGGCGCGTATGGCGCAAACGCTCAACAACGATATCGAACCGCTCAAGGTCTTCGTAAAGGAATCACTCGGGGAACCGTGGCGCCTCTTTTCCGAGAAACCCGAGCCGGACGAGATCCTCGCGTTGCGAAGCGATTATTCCTTCGGGCAATGCTACGATCCAAAGCTCGTTCCGATCACGGTCAAGATTCTCTCAGTGGACGTGCAACAAGACTTTCTAGTCATCGTCCTCCGCGAATGGGAATGGGGCGGCTCGGGATCGAGTCGATTGATCTTCGCGGGGACGTTGCTCGGGTTCGGTGAACTGCGCGAGTTCCAAACCCAGAACGGGCTCAAAGCGAAATTGACCTTCATCGATTGCGCCTATTACCGGCGGCAAAAGGAAGTGTTCAAGTTCTGCCTTCAATACGGTTCCCACCCGATCCTCGGGAGCGACGCGAAAGAGTTCGTGCAAAGTTTCCGGACGGACGAAACGACGAAGGAACGGCAGGCGGTCAAAACGTTTTGGAAAGAGGACACCATCGATCCCGAGGAAGGACGCTCGCAACAAGGGCGTTTATTTCTCAAACGCTTTTCCTGGTCGAACACGCATTACAAGAATCTCTTTTGCTTCTACGTTCTCAAGGGCAAGGCCGGCCGCTGGACCCTACCGATGGATATCGCGGAGAAATGTCCGGAATATCTTCGGCAATTGCCGGGTCACCGGAGAATAACGCATACATCCCCGGACGGAATCGTAAGCTACGAATGGGCGGACGAGAAACCAAACGATTACGCAGACTGCGAGCTCATGCAGCTGGCGGCGGCGGACATCTGCGCGGTCACGAAATCGACGAGCGAGAAAGGGAAACAATGATGAGTAGCGATCCGAATCGTCAAACGCGTGGGCCATGGAACTTCGATCCTTATACAGGCAAGCGCCTAAAAAAGATTCCAGACATGGCCATTGAACGAGCCAGGGCTGAACGGATAAACAAGCGAAACAAGAGGCTCAAACTGGTGCTATCGCTCCGCGCCCAAGGCAAGCTCTTCCGGGAAATTGGAGAAGCTCTAACCGTCTCTCAAAGACGCGCGCACGAACTATTCACAATAGCAATGCGGAGGCAGCGTTTCCGTGAAGCTAAGATAGAAAAACAAACGCCATGAAATATATTTTCGAGTTCCAAATCGCGATCCGAATTGACCGCCGCATGACGGACGGAAACCTCGACCCGACGTTCGAATGCGCCGTCGAAACAGCGCGCGATTTCGGAATCGAACTCAAGAAGTTCATGGACCGTCACCCGTTCTCGTCCGATTGCCGGATGATCGAGATGAAAAAGGTTGAGGATAAGCAAGGTTGACGATTGGCCGATTGAAGGAGTAGCTTCCCGCCAATGGCTGCTCCTACTGGGATCTATACCGGACTGACCCCCGCGGAACTCGCAACGTTGCGCGCGGAGATTCTGGCCTCGATGAAAAAGATCCGGGACGCGCACCAATCCTATTCCCGGCCCGGCTTCAGTTTCAATCGCGTCGCCTACGATTCGCTCCGTCAGGATTTGGCCGAAGTCGAATTTGCTATCGCGACCCAGGGCGGCGGAATCATGACGCGGACCTATGCGGACCTCTCGGCATGAACTCGGGCACTCTAGTCCACGCCAGCGTTCGTCATCGATTCAGCCACGCGATTTCCCAGATGGGCAAGCTTGGGATGTGGGCGATAACCGGGCAATGGGAAGGATACGAACGCGACCGCCGAAGAAACCGACCGGCGGCGAGAAAGGTAGGGCAGGATGATGACCTTAACTACGGAATCAGGGAAGAATTGCTCGCCGAAGCGCGGGCACTTTGCCAGGTCTTCGGCATCCCGAACCGCATCCTACGACAATTCGCGAACTACGTCGTCGGGAGTTGCGAGATCCAATGGACCACGGACAACTCGGACTGGAACGATACAGCGGAAAGCCAGTTTCATGACGCTTCACAACTCATCGACGCGGGCGGCAGACATAATCTCCGATCATTGGCCCGGCTCGCCGTCATCCACGCAAAGAGGGACGGCGACATCTTTTTCCGGGAGATCGACGAGGACGATTTCTACCAGTTGGAAGCCATCGAAGGCGACCGGGTTGGAAATTATCGCGGCTCGGCTGTAAACGTCGACATCCTATATCCCGCGCCCGGGATTGTCGTTGGAGGCGTCCTGCTCGACGCTCGTAATCGTCCGACGGCTTACCGGATCAACAATCGGGATCGATACGGCAATTTTGTTTTCGCGATGGATTCCCCGGTCAGTGAGACGATCCATATTTTTGATCCGATGCGATTCGACGCCATGCGCGGAGTCACCGCTTTCCATGCCGCGCTCAATCGCCTTCGGGATATGAAGGAGACCATCGCGGCGCAGCAAGGCGCGCAGAAACTCGCGTCAAAACTGGCGCTGATTTTCAAGAGCAGCCTCGGAGGAAAACGCGATCTCCCCGGAGTCAATGCGTTCGGAGACGATACTACGAATAATGGAACCGAGATCAAGACGGAGGAGGTCGGCGATCTCGCGATGCAATACATGTTCCCGGGCGATTCAGCGGAGGTATTCAAGAACGATATGCCGGCACAGACGTGGATCAATTTCATGGATTTCCTGATTCGCGATATCTCGGTCGGGGTCGATCTACCTTTCGAGATGGTATGGAACATGGGCGGCATGACCGGACCTGCGGTCAGGAGCGGATGGAAACAGGCGGACCGAACAATGCTCAACGAGCAGTCGAATCTCGAAACACGCTTCTTGAACCGCGTCGCCGTTCGCTGGGTCACGAAGGAGATGGCATCAGGGCGGCTGCCGTTCAATCCGCAATGGCGCCAGTTCAAGTTCCCTCGCCCGGTCCTCCCATCGATCGACGCGGGGCGAGAATCTCAGGCCGACATGAACGAATACGATTCCGGTATCAACACGGCGCGTGATTTGATTGAAGATCGCGGCTTCGATGCCGACGAGGTTCGTGTGCGTAGAAAGGCGGAGGCACACCAGAAACTCGAAGACGCCCAGGAATTGGCGGACGAATTCTCCATTCCAATCGACGCCGCGCTCTCATTGATCGGTCGCCCAAACCACGCGCCGGTAGCCACGGTCGCATCTCCAGACCCAGTAACTACGAAGCAAAGTATCGCCTAAGACTTCAACCGCCTAAGCTATGGGACTCGCTACAAACATCAACCGGAGCTATGGAATCCCAGGAAAGAATTCACTTCCGGTCAAGGCGCTATCGAGAATCTTCGAAGGTGGAGCGGTCGGATTGACGAACGGTTACGCTCGCGCGTTAACGGCCGGCGATTTATTCGGCGGATTCGCGCTCGATACGGTCTTGGGCGCGGACGTAGACGGCAAAATCTTCGTCAACGTCCAAGCCTGGGGAATTATTCAATTGCCAATTGCCGGGTTGACCGCCGCAAATGTCGGCGCCCTCGTTTACGCTTCAGACGACGGAACGTTCACACTCACGGCAGGATCAAATACGCTGGTCGGTAGCGTCTATCGATGGGTTGAATCAGGAAAGGGCCTGGTTGCCTTCGAGCCGAATTATCCGGGGGGAACAAGCTCCTTCGGAAGTCAGGCGGCGAACACGGTTCTAGCCGCTCCAAACGGATCGGCTGGATTACCTACCTTTAGAACTCTTGCGGCAGGAGATTTGCTGGGAGGCGGATCAGGTTCAAGCCCGAGCGATTATACGATTCCCGCAGGAGTTTCGGCGGGAGCCACTACGATTACGCTGGATCGAGTGCCTACGAACATCAAACGCGGCGGATTCCTTGTGATTGATTCAGGGACCGCCGCCTGCGAGGTGCGTCCTGTCCTCAGCGTGGCTGGAGCCGTTGTCAGTTTGGCGATTTCTGGAACTGATTTCGTTTACAACAATCTCGCCTACACATTCGAATTCATCGCCTCCACAAAGACGATTCGAACGACAAGGGACATCAC